CTTGGGTGTAATGGGGCCGGGAGCGAATGTTCGGTATAACTGCGAGATTGTCGAAGCAACCCTGTTAGCGGATCAAGCCGGCGATATCGTAGTTGATATCTTTAAAGATACCTACGGTAACTATCCGCCTACGGCTGGTGACTCAATTACCGGCGGTAACCCGCTAACTATCTCAGCGGGAAACAAGACTACTAACACATCTTTGACGGGATGGTCTAAGACACTGTTAGCAGGTGACGTGCTGCGTTTCAGCATTGTCTCTGTTACAAACATTCGGGCTGTAACAGTTGGCCTGCGACTACAAAGGACGTAGATATGCTCATTGATTATGAGTCGTTCGACAATGTAGGTAGCCTAACTAACCTGGGAATGAAGGGCTGGACATGGGGTGGCGCGTCTCCACAGCTAGGCGCTTTCGGTAGGTTCGGAACCGACGGCGTGAGGTCTGCTGACAACAGCGTTACCTTTGAGAAGTCGTATCCAGGACTAAACGCTGCTACTCTTATTATGGGGCTAGCTTGGCAGCCGACGATCTACTCGTCAACCACTACAGTAATGGCTTTCTACGATTCAACCGCCGCCGATTATCAGATGACACTAACATGGGACGGTTCTGGCCCTCCCTTCAACTTCAAACTTCACCGGGGAACTCGTACGGGAACTGTCGTGGGTACAGGCACGTTCCCACTGCTTACAAATGTTTACTACTACGTCGAGATGAAGGTCACCTTCGCGGATTCAGGTGGCACTGCCGAAGTCAGAGTAAACGGTATTACCGACATTACGTATACAGGCGATACCAAGAACACTGCTAACGCTTACGGCAACTATATCGTGTTCGGAGAGCAAGTCGGTGTCACGCGCGCGTGGTGCGATGACTACTATCTGTGTGACGGTACGGGCAGCGCACCTTTCAATACATTCCTGGGAGACGTTAGAGTTTCTTCGCTGCTTCCGAGCGGTAATGGCAATAGCTCGCAATGGATCGGTTCTGATGGTAACTCCACAGACAACTATGCACTCATTGACGAGCCGGGAGCCGCAAGCTCAACGGACTACGTTCAGGCCGCTAACGTCGGAGACAAAGACACGTATGCAATGGCAAACCTGCCTTCGGGTGCCGGGACGGTATATGCTGTCAAACCAGTTATCGTTGCAACAAAGACCGACGCTGGTTCAAGGTCTATCGCCAGTGTCGTAAGATCAGGCACAAGTGAAGTCGATAGTGCAAATAAGGCACTCACGGCGTCTTACCAGTGGCTTACTGATATTCGGCTGGATAAGCCTGGTGGTACCGGATGGACAGTTGCCGATGTTAATGGTATGGAAGTGGGTCAGAAGGTTACGGTGTGACCGACGCTCGCGTAGCACAAGACTCTGCTGAAGTACTCGTATCACCCACGCCCGATGCTAGGGTTGCACAAGACTCGGCAGAAGTTCTTATATCGCCAACAGGTGATGCTCGCGCAGCACAGATATCAGCAGAGGTTCTGCTATCACCCACAGGTAATGCGTTAGTTGCACAAACATCAGTAGAAGTATTGTGGCAGATAATTCCCGATGCGCGTGTTGCACAGGTTTCGGTAGAAGTTCTACAACGTGTTTGGCATACAAACATGCAAATCATCTGGACTGATTAATGGCTGATCCGTTTCCTATCGGTAGTAGACTACTTACAGTCTTTCCTCCACCTTCGGAGAACCCACTATCTGAAGGTGGTAATTGGGCACAGCTATCACCGGGACAACCCCCTCTACGTAAAGATGCTCCCGGCCCAGGCCCAGGCGCGGCTGTCCATAGTATCCAGTCAGACCTAGTTAACTACTCATACTGGACTACGCCGATACAAGGATCGCCTTGTGAGGTTTACGCATGTATCCCTGGTGGGCAGTTGGGAGCTGCACTAGAAACTTGGCGCGTTGCTTTGTGGTCACAGGTTGGTTCATCTTTTAGCGGTTATCTGCTGTATTACGGTGGTGGTATCGGTAAAGGATATGGGCTGCGGCGTTACGATAATGGTGGCTTTACCGGTATTGGCGGGGCTGGCGGTGGTTATCCAGAGAGGTTAGGTCTACGCTGGTATACAGGAGGACTAATCGAAGCGTGGGGCATGTACGGTGGCGTGTGGGGGTTGCAGGCAACAACGAGCGATCCTACGTATGCACCGCCCTTCTACATGGGTATCGGTATTGAAGACCCTACCTCCGGTACGTTTGCTCCAAGCCTTGCTATCACTTGCTTCGGTGGAGGCGCTAAAAACAGAACACAAATCTACCGATGGTTGTTAACCTCACCACAGATAGAGGTATCGGTATGAGCATTCCATTCATTATAACGTGTGTGTTGCTATTCGTCGTCGGGTATGCTTTAGGGTATACGTCCTGCCACAAAAGAAACGGATATAAGCATCGTGGAACGTGAGAGGCTCGTCTACATTATTGCCCTCGTCGTCGCCGGGGTGTGGGCAATCGTGTCGCTGGTTAGTCTGTTGCTTAAGGACTATACCGGACTGACGATAGTTACACCGGTGATGGTGATTGTCGCAGGTTTCCTATTTGGCTTCAAAAAGAACGGGAACGGAGGTACTAAGTAATGCCGCAGAGAATTCCGAGGTACGTTGCTGACCATACCGGTGGTGCCTTTCTTCTACTGGCTCTAGCTGCTGCGTTCGCTTTCTCGGTCATGGTGATTCTGTACCGCAATCAGGCTAATGAAACAGAGAGACTAGCTAAACAGGGCTTGCAGTTAAGCCTAGAGATTCAGCAGCAAAGACGCGAAACGATCTACAACAGTTGTCGGATGCAGAACGTTCGTCATCTGGACTTGGCACGGTTCTTGCGTAAACAAGGTATTCCACCCAAAGAGCAACCACAAGTGTACGTGTTTATCGACAAGCTAGCTCCACTACAAAACTGCCGCGAGGTTGTACAGGCGGCTACCGATTCAAGCTGACAACCGCAGGGTTAGCTTGAGTAACCACCACAAGGAGGATAGATGACAGTTGGTAATCAGGGATGGGTAAAGGCAGTGATCGCGCTTGTCATGGCGTTCATTTCTGCCTTGACTGTCGCTCTTACCGGTAAGACGGACATTGGTGATATTGACACGCAGACGTGGCTTATTGCCATTGGTTCGATTCTTGCATCAGGTGCGTTGGTTGCGTTCGTTGACAACGTACCGGGTGTTTACGGGGGAGCGATCAAGTCACTGATCGGAGCGGCAGGAGCGTTTATTTCCGCGCTTGTGCCAGCTTTCGACGATCGCGTTGTTACACAGCTAGAACTAGTTACGGCGATTGGAGCGTTTGTTGCGGCACTGGCGTTGGTCTATCAGATTCCAGACCCGCCGCCGCCTAACGAGCCTCCGGTGGTTACGCCGACACCTGTGCCCTAGCTACAGGGTCTAGGGCGCAAAGAAGGGCCGGTACCGTTACCTCTCCTGCGGGCGATACCGGCCCTTCACCTTTGTAAGCCCCCTACCGTAAGGCAGGGGGCTTAGCTATGAGTTCTCCGTATCAGGAGTAGACAAGGCATCACCTCCTTATTCTACTTCAGCTCGTAGTCGGCGTGAACGTGCTCAATCACGGCACTCGGGTAGTTAGCGAGAACCCAATTAATCGCATCGCCCCGCGTGTCGAACGTGTCCGGCATGTCGTCACGCACAATGTTGTCGGGAAGATTAACAGCAAACAAACCCTCTTGTGCGACAATCTTGATAGTCATTTTTTCCTCCTGTTCTCAGCCTCGTAACCACTGGTATTGAACTGGAACCCGTAACCGAACGTAAACCAGTGAAGCAAGTGACGTAGAGCATCCATCGCGTGAGGCTTACCGCGAATGTACAGCCCGTCACGTTGCAACTTCTCGTTACTGTAGTAAGCCATGCCAGTAGCGGCTGTCTGCCTAAACAAGTGTATCTTGTTCTGTTGCGCGTATAGCTCGCAGACGCCTAGAAGCTCACGCGGATAGAGTTCCAGTCCTTTCCGCGCTCTGCCTCTAAACTCAAATTCCTCTGCTACGACGATATCCGGCTTCAACAGACGTAGCTGATCGTAAAGCATGATATGATCGAAGGCGGTCTGACCGCAGCGAACCTTCATCAGACCGTCTTCAATCACACCGACAGCATGCCCTGTGGTGATACCAGGGTCAAAGCATGCTACAGTCGTCATTCACTCCTGCCCATCGTTGACATGATTGCCGCGTGTGCCCACTGTAGCAGGCCAACTGAGCGCCACGGTGTCATGTTCGATTGCTCCTGCAAGAAACCCGCAGCAGCTCTACCATCGCTCGTAACCACTTCGTACGCGATAACCCATCCGACGACGATATCACCTTCGTTCTGAGGAAGTTCCTCTTGAAGTAGCTCGTCGATCTTACGGGTGTCTTTACTGATTTCTCCCATTAAACACCGTCTCTCAGTTCTTCCATCGTAAGCGGTGGACGAACGGTGAACATGTATTCTTCAGGGAATCGGTAGTAACTGCTCATTGGCGCGATAAGGTCTGGCGCTACCTGAGAACCGTTAGAACCCCACTGTGCTGTGGCGAAGTTTCCAGGCTTGATACAACACACAACATGTCGTTCACTGTGGAAGTGTGCCAGGTCACCAATGCGGAACGGAGCGCCGATATGGTGCCAACCATCCTCATCGTCGTCAGTGTTACCGTAGCCCTTGTACATGTATTTACTAGGATCAGGCACTTGAATACCTGACTTGTCCTGAGCGTACCTGAACGACTGAATCACCATAAGCGAACAGTCGCTTCTACCACCGGCAGCAGGGTTAACCGTTACGTCGCCCGGACGCCCCTGCCAGTATGCCCACCGGTAGTTGTACTTAATGGCGATAGTCCAGAACTCATGGATATAGAACTGAACCTTCTGAACCTTCGCTGATGTGGCAGTGACTTTAGCCTCGTCCTGCACGATCTTGCGAGAGTATTCGTCAAGTGCCCATTCACCCTTATGCGGGCCTTCGGGAACTCTACGGTTCCTAACGACTTCCCACACTTCTTTCCCGTACGAACCATCTTTAGGATCGTTCTTGCTTCTGATCTTGTGAACGATCTTAAGGTCAGCAACAAGCTCCCACAGCTTACGGTTGTAATGCTGATCGTAGTCTGCCCACGGCAGTAGACCTACTCTACCGAAGTAACGCTTAAGTGCCTCTGCTGTGGGGCCTTTGGACTTAAGAGGCCCGTCGGCCAAACCATACGGCCCTGTATACGGAAACTGCCCTTCAGTCAGTGGCATTATCGCTCCCTCGCGTAACGTGCTAGACGGGTCTTGCCCGGTTCGATCAGAGCAAACTCTTCTGGCGTGAATGTCTGCCCAAGGTGGTCTTCGGATTTCCAACCGTTTTCCCAGTAGTAAGCGTATCCGCCTGGGAGAACCTGCAACGGTTGATTACAGTGGTGCTTGAAGTCAAACACGCTACCAGCCGGTGCGTTCGGAACGAACCACAACGGCGTAATGAAGTCAGATGCTCTCAGCGTGACACCACCCGCTGTAATCGGATAAGCGAGTGAATCAGCTTCGACGGGATCGCACAGCTCTAGAGCATGGAACCGGTTATTACCTGTTTGCTCGCAGCGAGCGATGTATGGATCAAGCAGCATTTCTGCGACTTCATGCGTAAGCGTGATCTGCCAGTCGTAACCGTACTGCATGTCTGTCTTGGCAAACACGTAGCTAATGGGCCTACCGCCCGGAGTGTAGTCGTGGTAGCCTAGCGCACCTGCAACGTCGGAATCGTCGGCAATGATGATCTGCCACGCTTCTTTGACAAGTGGCTTTTGGAAGAAGATACCCGGTTGCATGCTTCCCCACCAGTTACGGATATGGCGGGTGTAAACGGTGAGAGCAGGCAAGATCGCACTAATCTCATCGTCGTCAACAACCGAGCTTTCGTTAACGATGTATAGGTTCACCCATCCTCCTAGTACTCGTATTCGGCGAGGTAAACACCCCAACCGCCCTTTTGCCACTGAGCGTACTCGGCCAGCGGCTTACCGTACGTACCAAACACAGGCTGCGTATGCGGCCAACCGAGCTGCACTCTGGCTGTAAAGTCCATGCGCGGGGGAGAGAAGTTATCGCTCACTCCCATGTAACACTCGGTCAAGCACTTGTATCCCATGTCGATGATTGGCTTGGCCTTATCCGGCCTATAGCCAGTAGCATCAACGAGCGGAACGAAGTTGGTAATGACCGCTCTTGCCACGTTAGGTAGAGTATCCGTATGTCTGATTATACCTTGGTAATCGTCCTCGTCTTCTAGCTCTGCTACAACGAAGTCAACGTCCCAAGGACATGCTTGCAGGTTCATCGAGTTTGTGAACCAAACACCTGCCCAAAGCTGCTGTTGGTGGCAGGCATCGCGGAACGCAGGCCAACGTGCGTCATTGCCGTAATCGTCGTACTCTAGGCTCGCGCACTTATAACCGCGAGCGGCGGCTCTAGCAGCGAAAGTAGCAACTCCACCGAGGCTACCGTTGCTAAAGCCCCAAGCGGTCATTGCGTGGGGAAAGGGGCTGTGGTGATCTGCGACCTCAGCACAGCGATTTCGTCCGTAAGTTCCTCGTAATGAATCTTCTCGCGCCCATCGACGTTATCGAGGTGTTCCTTCACGCTGTCGAGAAAGTACATATCAGCGTTGAAGGTGTCTCTGATGCCACCAGCCTCGGCACCATCCCAACGACCACTAGACTCCATGTACCGCTTCCAATCCGCAATGCTCACACCGGCCGGAGGCTGCTTACCAAACGCCTTCTGATAAAGGTCTTTGATCGCGTTGTCGAGTGCAGACGCACTAAAGCTGGTAGGCGGCTGCTTAGGTTTAAAGGTCTTTTCGTCGGGCATCGTGCTATCCTCCTTACGTTGCTTTACAAAATGAAGTATTGAGGCGCTGTGCGGCGATCTGCGGTTTTGCCCTACCGACGACATAGGGTATACCGGCCCTGGCCGCGACGTGCCCACCTGTCGCGGGGATCGCGGCGTGACCGGCATAGCTCCACCAAGACCCCCACAGTCGGCCCAGGGCAACGGTCGCACGTAACACAGTTTTACGCAGCAACAAGGTTAACTTCCATTTCTTCGACAGTGCCCCATGTCTCGCCAACGCTAACATCGACCTTAAAGGGCAGAGTCATGTCTAGTCGCTCAGCAGGCATTCGCTCCATTACGTCCTTCATCACCTTTGCAACGTCAGTGACCTCATCCTCTGGAACGTCGGCGATGATAGAGTCATGCACTGTGCTGATAACAGGGATACCGAGCTTCCACAGTTCAATGATCGCTGAGATAGTTAGCTGGCCTGCTGAGTTTTGCGGGAGAAAGTTGACACCTTCGCGGTGGAGGTCATTCATGTTCTCCTTCGTTATCAAGTGGAAGCGTCGTTTGCTACCGAAAGGACTGACTAGAACGTTGTCAGCCTCTATCCGCTCACGAACCTCACTAATCCATTCAACAATCTCAGGGAATGTGTCAAACCAAGTACCGATATATGCTCTCGCCTCGTCAACGGGCATTGTGTACATCTGAGCAAACGACTCCGCTGATTGCAGGTAGCACACTCCGAAGTTGATATTCTTGCTTTTGACATACTCTTCCTTAGTGTAGTTCTCACCGTAGAACTTAGCGGCTGTTTCCTTATGCAGAGAACGAGTGCTATCCGTATAAATCTGCTGCATAGCTTTACAGCCGCTCATATCACTAATGAACCTCAGCTCTGCTTGCGAGTAGTCGGCGCTGACTATGAGGTTTCCCGGTGATGGATAGAATAGACCTCTGACACCAGGGATAACATCTCTAGCTTCTCTTGTGATGTTCTGGAAGTTTGGATTTCTTGAGCTAGTACGTCCGGTAACTGTTCCACATGGATTAAACTCACAGTAAAGGCGTCCGTCTGTTGTCCTTTTGATGAGTCCCTCAATGAAAGTGCCGCGTTGAGTTTCAATAGAGCGGAATCTATCATAGACAGTTGCAAACTCGATAAGCTTGTCTCTTGCTCTTGGCTTAGAGTCGAAACGGCCTTCGCGGATTTCACGTCTAACATCTTTATCGAAGCCAGTCTGCCGTTTTTTCTTGCCACTATCGCGTAGCTTGTGTTTGAGTCCCCATTGTTCATATACAATCGCCCTTGTCTGCTTAGTGGACATTGGGTTGTAAAGCTCGGCACCTGCGATCTTACCTAGTTCACCCGTCAGTTCACGTAGAAGCGGTATGACCACTTCTTCGTTCAAGTCTGCTGCCTTCTCTGCGTCGTATACGAAGCCCCGTCGCTCTATGTCCGTAAGCGCATTGAAGAATGGTACGTACTGACGACGGTATAGGTCTAGTACATTGTCGTCGATAACCTTGTTAAGCAGCATGTTGTACAACTGCAACGTTCCGCCTGTGTCCTTACCGTTGTAGTCGTACAACAGGAACATATCCTCTGGAAGCTTGCCAGTGTCCTTGTAGTCCTCAACCTCTTTAGGCTCGTAGTTAGGCCAGCCTAGGTGTAGACGGAGAAGATAACCAAGACTATGAGTACCAGGACGTTCATCAAGAACATAAGACATAGCGAACGTATCTTCCGTGATGTGTCCATTGATCCCGTTATCCTTAAGTAGCTTAACGTCGTAAATGCCGTTATGCCACACGTATTCAATAGGTCTAGTCCACAGCTCTTTAAGCTCCGACCAGCATTGTTCGATTGCTTTGCGTGTGAACACGTAGGCATGGTCTTCTTTGAACGAAAAGCCTGCACACTCTATATGTGGCCTGTGACCTTCAAGGTCAGAAGCAAGAAGCTTTCTGCTACCAAGATCACGGATAGCAGCCAGAGCAGACCTTCGACTATCAAGAACATCAACGTTAGGGAGTGTGAGAGGTGGAGGAGGATTGAGTGCCAAACGAAAGTCAGCGACCAAGTTAGGGAAGTTATCGCTATCACGGATAACAGCAGCAGGATTGTTGGTGACAATGACACGTTGTAGTCGAGCGCCAGCGCCAATACGGTCATGTACTATACCTCTACCTTTTTGCAGGGTTGACTTCACTATCTCTCTTGCCGGTTCTGCACCCGCCGCGATGATGGTCTTGGCCGTAGCGAGGTCAGCATCGAGCCTTGGCTTACAACGCTTGATAGCCTCTTTCGGCGGGTCTTCCGTTTCGCACAGTACGATGTTCGTCGTCTTGATCTGTTCTCGCTTGTAACCGTTCTCTTCAAGTAGATGGTCTACGACCACACCGCTCATGCCTGAGAACGGCTTACCCTTCTCAACGTCTTTGCGCCCTGGACTACGGCTAACCAGCACAACCTCGGCGTTCTCCGGGCCGGTGGTGTAAGCAGCATCCTTACGCTGCAACGGGCAACCGTCGCAATCAGCTAGTGGGTGCTTGTTCATTTTCCGGCCAGATAGGGGCACGACGCTCTGAAAAGCCGTCACTGAGTTCTACCATGAGTACACCTCTTACCATTCTATCTCCAAGCGGAACCATCTGACGCCACAGGTTAAGCCTGGTATACGTCTTGTTAGGCATTTCCTGTAGCAGCATATCGCAAACATCACTAAGCAGCTCAACCTCGTACTTAGTGAGACTAATCAAGGTGCTGGTTGT